CTGGTAGCCGCAGGATACGAGTTCGACATAACTGATCTAAGGGCTAATCATACATTCGAGTTTGACGAAATTGATGAAAATTTCCTAAGCCACATAGTATGGCCGGCGGATCATAGGGCAGCCGGACAACCCATACAGCTACGGGATTATCAAGCGCAGGCAATCAACGAATGTATCAACAACCTGCAGGGCGTGTCTGTGGCTCCTACATCGGCAGGAAAAACGATCATCACTGCCAGCTTATCAAAGCTGGCTGAAAAATATGGCCGTACCATAGTTATCGTTCCAAATAAGAACCTTGTGTTGCAAACAGAAGAGGATTATAGGAATGTGGGTCTAGACGTTGGAGTGCTTTATGGAGATCGTAAGGAATATGATAGGACCCATACCATATGTACGTGGCAAAGCCTTAACGTCCTTGACAAAAAGAACAAGGACGCGCTGGATGATGAACAACTAACAGTGTTCCTGGATAATCTAGTGGCAGTGGTATGCGATGAATGTTTTAATGGTGATATGCGTGTTTTAACACCTACCGGATATATTCCAATAAAGGATATATCGTCTGGGCAACAGGTTATCAACTATTCTGAGAAGTTACAACAATTCAAAGTTGACACTGTAATAAAACAACATTGCAATCTAACCGATTCAACAAATGAAAAGATGTATGAATTAGAATTTGATAATCATTCAAAAATACAGGTTACTGGTAATCATAAGTTTTTAACCACCATCGGGTGGTGCCGAGCTGATGAAATAACTGTTGATCACGACATTATCAACTATTAACATAAATACATACAGTCAAAGACATATAGGTATTTTATGGCAACGTATGAAAATATAATAACGCGATTCAATAGTATTTTAGAAAATTATAATCAAAATCTAAGAATAGATGACTATAATAGATCATTAATTAAGTTGTCGAATGGGGTAATAATAACGGGAAAAAATAAAAATGTATTTAGGCTTAGATTGTCCAACACACGTACTAGTATATGGATTGAAAACTTTGATAAATTGTTTTGTGGTGAAATAACAGAATATGATATAAAACATCAGTTGGCAATAAATCGAGGAAAAAAATCATGGAATATGAACAGTGAGACTATACGGAAAAATTTAAACACCGGCATACCCTGGAGTAAAGGAAAACCTGGTACATTTACAGGTAAAAAACATTCAACGGAGACCAAACATAAAATAGGACAACAGAATTCTGGCAAAAATAACGGAATGTATGGACGACTACACTCTGACGAGGAGAAGTGCCATCTGTCCAAAACAATAACAAATTTAATATTAACTGGAAAATTTACACCAAAATCTAGTAATCGATTTGGTCGATGGAATTCAACATTTGATGGTAAAAAATACAGATCTAGCTGGGAAGCATTATACCATTATCATAATCAACAATCTGAATACGAACAACTTCGTTTAATGTACATGTTAGATGGTAAGAATTATGTGTACATCGTTGATTTTATTGATCATGTTGATAAACTTGTAGTTGAGGTCAAACCTTACAACTTGTTTAATGGCACTAAATGGGAAGCAAAATATACTGTCCTTAAAGACTGGGCAAAACAACACGATTATAAAATATTGCTAATTGATCAACAATGGCTAACGTCTAATGTACCATTGCCAGATCTAGCTAGATTTGATTCTGAAACTGCAAGAAAGATAGGATACCTATATGAAACTGCTAAGTCGCCGAGAAATCAGTAAACCTGATCAAGTTTACAACCTACATGTACAGGATGATCACAATTATATAGTAGAACGGGCCGTAGTGTCTAACTGTCATAGTGTGAAAAACATGAACGTCTTGCATGGTTTGCTTACAACTACGTTTGCCAACATACCCATTCGATGGGGATTAACCGGTACGATACCGGAAGAAGAATACAATCAAGCAAGTCTTTATAGCGCAATTGGGCCAATAATTGGCCGGCTCACCGCCAAGGAGCTACAGGATGAAGGCCATTTAGCCCAGTGCCATGTCAACATCTTGCATACCCAGGAGTCTGTTGTATACAACAACTATCAGGAAGAATTGAAGTTTTTGGTTACCAATAAGACCCGAATACAATGGTTAGCCGAAAAGATCCAAGAAATTGCCAAAACCGGTAATACATTGGTGCTGATTGACAGGATAGAAACGGGCGAATTATTGCATGAGCTGATGCCGGAGTCCACGTTCATTAGCGGACAAATGAAAAGCACCAAGCGTAAAGAGCATTATAAAGAAATTAATTTAGCTGAAAACGCAATAATGATCGCAACATACGGAACAACATCTACCGGAATATCAATTAACAGAATCTTTAATCTTGTTCTAGTAGAACCTGGAAAAAGTTTTGTCAGAGTAATACAAAGCATAGGTCGTGGCCTACGTAAAGCAGATGACAAAGACTCAGTAGAAATCTACGATATTTCTAGCAAATGTAAGTTTTCTAACAGGCATTTGTTAAAACGTAAAAAATTCTATGCCGATGTGCAATACAGCTATTCAGTTGAGAAAACAACTTATTAGTAGCAAAATTTCACGCATATTGCAAGGCAAACTAGATGCTGGCCTGCTATCTAGTTTGCCTTAATATATCTTATTGATCTTTTTAAACAATAGTTAAGAATACCAAGTAAATACCTGTCAATTACACGGCAGGAGAAGTACGATTAGAATTCTAACCCATGACAACAGATCTTATGCAATTAATCAAATACCAGATCGTGTTGAAGATCTACGCTATTGCATTTTAGATTACTCAAACCAGGCCGATGTTGATTATTATTTTTTACCGTTGATTTTCCTTGAAAGCTTTAATAGCCCGTGCATTGACATTCGAATTGGCCAATACAATGTGCAGATGCCGCTAGATTGGAGTGTAATAATTGGTGATATGCACTTGGGTGACCTTGAAGTTATGCCGTTGGTATACCTAATGGACAAAGATTTTGATGTTTTCTGCTTTAATCCTATTAAAGGTTATATGCCAAGTTTTCTACGCCTTGAAATAATCAATACCTGGCCAGATGTGAAATGGTATTTTCCAAAACTTAAAAATGGTCACCTTCTTGCGGTACCACTTTCAGACGGCGAGAACCCGTTGTGTGCTTTTTTCGTAAAGGATATTGGAAAAATTCCAGACAACCTCGATATACGTAAAATGTTTTAGTCAGCAGAAACCCCGGTGATTTCGCTCTGGCTAATCACCGGGGTTTCGCTGAGTCTGCCTGCTTTTGCAGGGCAGTTATTAAGCTGTCTGTAGTACAGCTTGACCTGGTTGCGGAACTGTACCAGTTGGAACCCACTCATATGTGTTATATGACCATGTTGTAACTGTTAAGTTTCTAATAACTTCGGCGTATTCGAGACTTGCAATTGGAGTAATGGCAATAGTAGGACGTGTTGGTCCGAAAGTTCCGGGAGCAATAACAGACAGTGCAGTTACACTACCGCTTGTTACAGTAGTAGCAACAATTGCGCCAGCAGCACCACTTACTGTTGCATTTACAGCTTGATACCCAGACCCGCCATTGGTAATACGTGTGGAAGATATGCCATAACTAGCTGTTGCAGCAGCACCTGTACCATGACCACTAGCAGGAGTAAATGCTATTGGATTAGTTGGTGGTGTTGTGTAATCGCCTTGATTGTACACGGCTAAGCCGGATACGTCCCAACGTAGATTAAAGTTGGCAGTGTTTGCCCATGCATTAGCTGTAGTTGCACTGCTGTATACTGTGGTGTTGCTGATACTGATATTGGTTGTTGTACCTGCGGATGTAATTGTTACACCACTGATATTACCGTTGCCGCTTGTTGTTGCAACTGTAACTACAGTAGGTGTCAACCACCCTGCATAATTCCATGTAAATGTATCCCCGACTGTATAACCGGTATTTGTGGTAATGTTACCAACTGCGCCCAACGTAACACTAGTTACCGCTGCATTTGCACGCTGGTTGGTGTTGTATGTTCCGCTGTTTACACTGAGAATTTGTCCTGGAATATAACCAGCAGCAGATGTTCCTGTACCGCCCGATGTAACTGTATAACCGGTTACTCCTAAATTGGCAATTGCAGTTGCACCACTGCCTGTATAACCGTATGGTTGTACAGTGATGTTGGCCTGCCCGGGCTGTAATGCTACTCCGCCGTTTGTTAATTCAACACGATCGGCATACAACCCAGTTGCGGAAACCATGTTATAGGTATTTGTTGCTTTTTGCGAAGATATCCAAGCGTTTGCAGTTCCGCCTAGACCTGTGAAATATGCTGTAGCTTGAATTGTTTGTCCAGATCCACTGGTATTGCCAATGTATCTGTTATTAATCGGGCGTCCCATTTTGTTTCTCCTTAAAATTTGCTGCCGTTCTAGGGCTACGCGGACGGACGACCGCATAATGCTAGATGGAAGTATTTATGATGTTTTGATAAAACCTACTACAATTTATTTCAAGACTTGCGTTACCATATATATTCAGTAACAATAAAAACTACATTGAGAGGTATGTTAAATGGCCGCAGCAAAGCAACATAAATTAGATCTTGGCGACGTGTTAAGCGCACTTGATCGAGGCGATCTTGGCTATTACAACAAATTAACAGACGACGAGAAAAAAGGCTACACTCCGTTGGTCTTAATGCGGTATATGAGTTCGCTTAATATGCAAAATCCAAATGCTGCATATGCAGTAATGGCTGCAAACGACTTGGTTAACATTGGATTTTGGAATCTTAGTAAACATCCAGAGCTACAGCATCAGTTACTATGCTTAACTGGCGTAGGTAGTAAACAATTTCGTCCTTGGTTATCTGCAAAAAACTCAAAAAAAAGCAGCAAAATAGATCAGTGGCTGTTAGACAAGTTTCCTAGCTTAAATGACGACGAGCTACAAATACTTAAATCACTATACGATTCTAAAAGTTGGGCGGCGTTTGTAAAGGCCAGCGGTGTAAGTGACAGTGAAGTAAAAGAGCTGATAGATGCATGGAAAAAACAAGCTGCATGACCGAATTCCAGTGCGAGTTTTGCCAACGGAAATTTTCAAATGAACTTCCTCTTATAAATCATAGTTGCGAAAAAAAGAGGCGGTGGTTTCAACGTGATGAACCACATGCACGTTTTGGCTTTCTTGCATGGTGTAGATTTTATGAGCTCAATAGCTACAACAAATCAAAGAATTTCAAAAACAACCACCGCACGTTCATTGACAGCCAATATTATATCGCATTCGTCAAATTTGGTAAGCACATACGCGACCTGAATGCAATTGATCCTGCTAAATTCATAGACTATGTTATAAAAAATAATCTTCCATTGGATAAATGGACACACGACTTTGTATACGAACAGTATGTACGAGAATTGACACGACAAGAAACAGGCGAAGATGCCCTGGAACGTAACGTAATGTTAATGAACGAATGGAGTATGCAAAGCGGTGAACCTTGGCCCAACTTTTTTAGGAACGTAAACCCTAATCAAGCAGTTGCATGGATACGTAGCGGCAGAATATCTCCGTGGGTGCTATATAATGTTGACAGTGCAGTTGATTTTTTTGAAAGATGCACCCCGGAACAATTGGGAATAATCAAAAATTGTGCGCCGCCCGGACCATGGAAAATACGATTTAATAAGAATAGAGACACTTGCGATTTTATAAGAAATACACTTAGAGAGAACGGAATGTAACAATGGACAACAATTACAACGGTATGTACGAAGCCAACAACGATGATGCCCTTACACAAGTAACTCAACACACGGGCATACACCTTCAGGAAAAAGGTATGATCAAAGAAATGGAGATAGATGGCAAAAAGATTTCTGTAGTTGACGCAGCAGTGGTTATAAAATTAACTAGTGATCTACGTAATTTTCAAACTATAATTGCCAAATTAACAAACGATATACGTAATTTAACCACGAGATTATCAAACGCAGAGCGACGTTTTAAAGCAATCAATGCCGAACTGGACAACAAAGTTAGTTACGATTAACTATAGTACAGTAATAGACACCATGTATTGACATAACCATTACTATTACTACAGAATTATAGAATATTATGGAGACGATACATGCGTAAATTAGTTGGCGATGTTGATATAGATTTTGCCAATCGTAATCAAGCACTGGCATTGCTTGATTACGTACCTGCATCAATAATACGCAACAATAATATAGTAAAACATAATACAGGCGTATATTTCCACGCAGTACCTACGGACCCGCTTACTGGGTTAGCAAGCTTGAATTACGAAGAAGCAGAACAGCAAGGGTGGTACAAGGTTGACTTACTTAATGTAGGTGTATATGAGCTAGTAAAGAGTGAACAACATTTGTTAGATCTAATGTCGCAAGAACTTGATTATAACTTATTAACCTATCCAGAGTTTACATCACAATTAACACATTTAGGAAATCATGCAGACATGGTTGCCAGCCTGAAACCTTGCAATATTCAAGAAATAGCAATGGTGCTGGCTTTGATACGTCCTGGAAAACGACATTTATTTGAAAAATGTAAAGCACACGGGTTTGATGCAATTAAACAAGAGATATGGGCAAATTCTGCAAGCGGCGGATACACATTCCATAAAAGTCATGCCACCAGTTACGCTGTTTTAGTAAAAGTGCATGCTAATCTTATTGTAGAACAAGCCACCTACACTGTTGACAGCTAATCTTAAAATGCTATAATACCAGTAAAGTACAGGAGATAAACATGCCGTCTAAGGTTCTTAAGTTAAAAGCTGATACAACGTCTCTTGGTACTACCATTGCACTTTCAAGCAACGATGGTAGTTACCATGTGAAATTGGCTGAATACCTAGAAAACAATCCGTTGAAAAACAACAAGGCAAAACTAAGCACTGGATACTTGTTTCGTAGCCCAGATATTGCCACAGATCAATGGTCCTCTATGTTAAAAACACTTAACAACATTGATGGAAATTTTTCTATTACAGCCAAGGTTGTAACTGATAAAGAAAACAATTCTGTTGTAACTGCGTGGGCTCGATTTGAAGATAAAAGCGATGCTGCTGTGTTTGCATGGAGTAACGTTGACAACTGGCAAAAATGGAGTAACGAAAACGAAGAACAAGAGAAGCGTGATAATAAAGCTCGTAAGACCACAGCAAAAATGGGCAAAGACGGGCGTATTCGAGTGAAAACAACGGTGACTACTCTTGACAAATAACGAGTGGGAAAGTTTAGCGACACGGATACATGAGCTTGTTGCACTACAGATGTGGGACAAGTCTACTCAAGAAAGTCTTGCAGCCTATCTTAGCCTTAGAGGAGCAAAATATTTGTTTCCTGAAAACTTAGATTATAAAAACCGATTAACGTTGGCTGTTATGGTAAACGACGAAATACGTACAATTACTGTGCCTTAATAAGTTGTATAGTGCGACGTTTAAGTTTTTTATTCATAAGGTCCATCATATTAACAGTTGGACCTTCTATTATTGTAGTTTCTTTTTTAGCGAATGTTTTAAGACATGGTTTAAATGGCTTAAAGCGTTCGCGAAGAAACAAATTAATAGGTATGGTGCGATTGCTTTCCCACCACCAAGTTTCGCCACATAATAAAAATTCTCGTTTATGTTCGCTAGTAAATACTGCATCAAGAACATAGATACTAATAAACTGAGCATCGGAATTCTGCATGATTCCGATGTATTCGTTGTTAAGGTATATGACTATGGTTAAGAAAGGGAATTTTTCTTGTAATAGCTTGTGTGTGTCGGGAGTCATGTTTTCCAATCTCTAGTGATGGTATTTATCAGTGTTTGACATTGGTTTGAAATAAACAGATAAATACCTAGAAAGGCAGATGGTAGCAAATGGTTGACCAAGTTTTGTTTCACTTTAGAGAATATGTACAACTCTGGTTTACCGGCGGAAACGCTCCTAACATAAATGGTCCTATGATACAATATAACACAACAGTTTACAAAGGTGCAACCAACACTATAGATTTTGTCGTACGAAACAACGACCGTAAGCCAGTTAATCTTGTTGGATATCAGATAGATGCATTGATACAACGTGTAGAAAGTGTAACTACTGTGCCGGGCAATGGGTTCAATCCACTAGCCGAGTTACTGTTAACACAACCGGTACAGACGTTACAAGATACTGCAGGTACTTGCAGATTAACATTAACCGACCTTGAAATTGGTCATTGGCTTGCAGGATTTTATAGATATACAATCCGCCTCACAAGTGTAACAGGCGTTCAATCGTTTTTATACACGGATGTGAATCGCAGTACATATGGTACTTTTGAATTAATTGAAGGCATGAGCACATCGTTAGTTCCTGCGGTAAACATACCGGCCTATCAGTTTACTCCGGAAACAGTTGATGATTTAACCAACCAATATATTTTTGCCTCAGGCGCTTTACAAGGTGATGCTCAAGCAGAACGCAGTAACGGTATGCATACAGTTGTTGCATATACTGGCAATGGTTATGCTGGGAAATTTTGGATACAGGTTAGCTTAACCATTGGTCCACCTGCATCTATAGATTGGTCTAATATACCAATTGGTAATGGGACAGATTATTATCAATACACTCCACCTGTTAATAGCCCGCCTATTAAAGTTTTTAATTTTACAGGTAACTATTATTGGGTTAGATTTGTTTTTGAAAATCCGTATTATTTGCAGTGCAATACATGCAATCAATACTACCGCGTTAGTCCGTTTGTGCCAGCAGCAAACAACAGTCGGCCTGCATTATCATGCGGTCCAATTCCTTGCGGGCCGTTGCCCTTTAACTGTAGTTCTAGATCGGGACGCGCATTTAATCCGCCCAACGGCCCGTGGCCGTGCGGACCAAACCCGCCAAGTTGGCCACCACCAACTTGTGTGCCGCCGCCGCCCTATCCACCAGCTCCGTATCCGCCACCACCCGGACCGTATCCACCCGCTCCTCCACCAATTCCGTATCCACCGCAACCACCTGGTCCGCCCGGATTTCCGGCATGTAACCACGGATACTTTGCTGGGGTACTGTATAAAAACTGATATTGTGACACCGATACTGGTATAATACAATGCTAGTATGACGTTACTTGTACATCAACTTGTAGAAGAGTATCTTCCAGCCAAGCGAAAGCAAACTGCAAAAGGGTGGATAGTTTTTAATTCAGTGTGTTGCCATCACCGCGGCCACAGTCGCGATACAAGATCTCGAGGAAATTTGCTTCTGACTCCAGATGGTGGAATGATTGTTAACTGTTACAATTGCGGCTTTAAAACCGGATATCGCAATGGCGACCTTACAGGTAATTTTGAAAATTGGCTTAGGTATTTGGGTGTGCCACACAACAAAATACAAGAAGCTAAATTAGAAATTCTTAGTAAAAAATTAAATGGAGAAATAGAAACAATTGTATTACCTGAAGTGTTTCATACAGACCATTTTAAGGAAATAGAACTGCCAAACCACAGTCAGCCAATTGAAGTGTGGGCAGAATCACAAGAAATTTCTGAAGAACTAATAACTTGTATGGAATATCTTTCAACTCGTGGTAGAGCAATTGCAAGCGGATGGCAGTACCATTGGACTCCTATAACCAGATGGAATTTAAACAAACGCATTATAATTCCGTTTTATCACAACAACAAAATAATTGGGTGGACTGGAAGATATGCAGGTACACCACCAAAAAATACTCCAAAGTATTTTAACAGCGATATTCCGCAAGGATACTTGTTTAATAATCATGTTATAAATTTGCAACCGCGGAAATACGTATTGATAACAGAAGGGCCGTTTGATGCAATTGCAGTAGATGGTGTATCACCATTAGGCAGCACCATGAACAAGCAACAAATATCTTGGTTAAATTCGACAGACAAAGAGAAAATTATAGTACCGGACCGACAACAGAATAACCAAGATCTAATCAATGTTGCACTTGAGCAAGGATGGTCGGTAAGCTTTCCGGAATGGGGTGAAGGCATAAAAGATGCAGCAGATGCTAGCAAAACCTATGGAAGACTTTACACAATAGCTAGTATCATAAACTCGCGAACACACAGCAAGTTACAAATAGAAATGAAACGAAAGACATTGAGGAGCTAAAATGGCAAGAGAACCAGACGAGGTAAAGGAATATACTGAAGACAAGCAAAAGCTGCTAATTAATGTGCTGCTGAGCAGCGACGAAATATTTGCCAGGTGTCAAAATATACTCAATGCAACATATTTTGTTAATAAACTTCGTCCTGCTATGCGATTTATATTAAGTCATGCTGAGAATTATAGTGTATTACCAAAGTTTGAGCAGGTTAATGCCGAAACAGGGATGAATTTTGCAAAAATTGATAACATTACTGCACAACATCAAGACGCATTTTTGGATGAAATCGAAGAGTTTTGTAAAAATAGAGCTCTTGCTGACGCTGTTTTAAGCGCAGTGGATCTTATAGAAAAAGGTAATTATGGCGAAGTTGAAAAACGTGTACGCGAAGCAATACTAATCAGCTTGCAAAGTGATATTGGTACCAACTACTTCCATGATCCTCGTGCAAGGCTTCTTCGTATTAAAGACAACAATGGACAAATCAGTACTGGATGGCGCGATGTAGACGACAAGTTATATGGCGGGGTAAACAGAGGCGAGATTACAATATGGTGCGCAGGGTCGGGTGTTGGTAAGTCATTGTTTTTGCAAAATATTGCACTTAACTTTGCTAAACAAGGTCTTAATGTTATCTATATTTCACTAGAGCTCAGTGAAGAACTGTGTTCAATGAGAATGGACAGTATGCTTAGTGAAGTAGCAACTAAAGAAATATTCCGCAAGCTAGATGAAGTTGAAATACGTGTAAAACAAGCTGGCCACAAGAGCGGTAGTATGCATGTTAAGCAAATGCCGCAAGGTAGCACTGTAAATGATATCAAAGCATATCTCAAAAACTATGAAATTGAAACTGGAAAAAAAGCCGATGCACTAGTTGTTGATTACCTTGACTTGTTGTTTCCGAACAATAAAAAAATTGACCCAAGCAACTTGTTTGTTAAGGATAAGTTTGTTACCGAAGAACTAAGAGGGTTAATGGTCGAACGTAAAATGATTGGGCAGACCGCTGCACAATTAAATCGTTGCCTTACTCTTGACTCGACTGTAACTGCCAATGGTAAAACTATCCAAATCAAAGATGTCAATGTCGGCGATTGGCTAGATTCAGATGAAGGACCTGTTAGCGTAACTGATGTAACCAAAGTTAGTCCTAGACCAGTGTTTAAGATCACAACAAAATCTGGAAAGACTATTACATGTAGTAATAATCATGTGTTCCCAACAAGTAACGGAGAAAAAAGTTTAGAAACAGGACTGAAAGTTGGTGATAAACTAATTGTACGGCATAAATAGACTGCAACACAGGAGAACATTTATGCCTACATATTTCTCGTTCTGTAAGAAATTACCAGATCTGGCATTTGATCAAAAACTGATATTAAACGATATAGATATATCAAGAGCCGAGTATCGAAAGTTTAAAGATTTATTAACACGATATCTGGTTCTTGGTATAGATTTAGAGACATTGAAAGTTCAATGGCCTATAGCCAAATTACTAACTACACACGATGCATCGTCTCTTGATGTTTATATTGCTAGATACGGTCATATACACGGGACAAGGCTACATGCGATAAAGACTAACAGTTGCATACAGACTAAAGAAAAATATCAAGCCAAGTATGGTGAAGTTAACGCGGCAGAACGGTTGTCTAAACTTGGAGCATCGCTGGAGAACTATATTGCTAGATATGGACAAGAAGATGGTATAGTTAAATGGAATTTGTATTGCAAAAAGAGGTCAGAAACTTACAAATCTAATAGAGGGAAATATGCCAAGAGAAATTTAGCATGGTTTGTAGAGAAGCATGGCGAGGAACTTGGTTATCAGATCTGGGACAAAAAGCGAAGGGCACAGGGATATAAGGTTAGTTTAGCCGGATATATTGAAAAATATGGAGAAGAAGAAGGTCGACTGCGATGTAAAGTAGCTAAATCAAGATCTTTAGAATATTTTGTTAGTAGATACGGCAACGATCTAGGAACAACCAAATATAATGCGTACAGAAATAAGACATTGCCTAATAAATTTACAGCAAGTAAGTGGTCATTGGAGGTAATAATGTCTTGTTTAAAGATTATACCGGATTTATATTACTATGGTATAAACGAAATGGTATGGCAGCTTCCGGCTAAATGGCAAACGATTATTGGTACTCGGTGTATTTGTCCAGATTTATTTTACAAAGGTCGTATAATAGAGTTTAATGGAGACTGTATACATGCTAATCCGACATTGTTTGAATCTACTGACACGCCGCACCCATATCGGCCGATGTGGTCAGCAAAAGATATATGGGACAAAGATGCCAACCGAATTGCGTACTATCAAAGCAAGAATTACCAAACATTGACAGTATGGGAATATGATTATGTTAACAATCCACAAAGGACATTTGAAGAATGTATCAACTTTTTACAGAGCTAGATGAAATTGAATCTATAGAATATATCGGTATCCAAGATACACTAGATATATCAGTTACTGGCAACCATTTATTTTATGCTAACAACATATTAACTCACAACTCGTCGGTTCAAGAACAAGAACACGATCATAGCCATATATCCGGTGGTATCTCAAAAATCCAAACGGCTGATAATGTGATTTCAATTTTTGCATCTACAGCTATGAAAGAACGTGGACAATATCAAGTGCAGTTTTTGAAAACACGTTCGTCTAGTGGTGTAGGAAGTAAGGTACATCTCGGTTTTGACCAAAATACACTACGTATTTTCAACACCGACGACGATGGTCAAACACCAGTTATAGCTAGTACGGCTGACAAGTTTGCAGATTTACGCAGAAAAAATTCGGCAGCAGCAAAGAAAGACGATTCTGACAAAAAACAAAATGATGCAAATAAAAGCATCAAAGATCTCAGTGCATTAACATCGTTGGTAAGAAGATAATTCTACTTTGCACTATGTTGTAGAATATCACCTACCAGCAGCATTAAACTTACAATTAGATTAGGAAATATTTCACTGTCGAAGGCATGTTTGTCGCCTTCGACATGATTTACCATACTTGATATGTGTTTTAATGCATCGGTTTCTTTGTCACTTTGTGCAGCATTTATTGCGTCAACAATACCCGACATTACATGGCGCATACCACCATCAACATTGCGATTTTTAATACCATTACTAAGATATGTAACTAACTTTGTTGTTTGCAACTTTGCTACAGGACTAGCTTCGCTAGCAGATTGTACACATTTAACAACATCATCTATTGTTACATGGTTGCTGGTATCTTCTTGTGTCTCGGTTACGTTATCCGAGCCTACTGTTTTGAGCTGGCCCATTGTTTGTGCTTTTTGCATAGATGGCAAACTTAACAAATGATCAAATGCAGTGGCTAATGCCAATGCTTGATTGGGATTCAATGTTGGATTGTCTTCCTGCAGCGCAGTTAGTGCGCTTTTAAAATTGGATTGCATATCGGATGGAATCTCAAGTATTGATATAAGTGCGTCAGCATTAAGGCTTCCGGAAATTTTTTTAATTTCGGCAGGCGTTGTCAACATCGTAGACACAGGCTGACTTGTGTTGCTAGGCACAGAGTCGTCTTCTGTAACCGCAAACATGTATTCGTTTAGTTTGTCAACTATAACTCTAAAATTTTCTGCGGTAAACTGTGTCATGAATGTCTCCAAAATGTAATGCTATTTATATACAGCACCAAACGAACATAAATATCAGACGATTATAAGGAACCTTCACGTGGACGCATTAAAAAACATTATAGACGAGCTTGATGCAATAGTTCCTGCAAAAAGTAAACATACCGTTATAGAAAGCCGGGCTACACATCTAATAGCTAGTGCAATTAATCTGGTGAGATTAATAAGAGAAAGCTACCCAGACGAACAAGCCGAAGATCTTGTTAAACGATTGCATCGTAGCATAATGAGCGAAGACGACAAAAAGTTCACGCGCAAAATTAAAGAAATAAGGAAAGAAAGATGAGCGATAGTATGCGCAATCTCATCCAGATTGTAGAAAACAAAAACAGCCTTGAAGTAGATGAAGGCATTCTTGATTTTCTTAAAAAGGTTGCACCTGTACTAGATCCCGTTGCTCGGGCAAGAAAACACGGTCAACGGGAAGTAAGCGATCTTACAAAACTTTCTCTTAACAGGTTTGCACAATACATGGGAAGGCTTAAGAAAGATTTTAGTAATGTAACATGGAATTCATTGTTTAAATATCTGACTATAAAAAACCAACTAGGTATTAGCCCTGCCGATGCGAAACAATTGTTAATGTCTACCGATACCAAAACTGGTGTAAACAAAATACTTAACGCAAGCAAACTTACAATGCCTTCATCTACTACCTGGGGACACCCAGACAGCGCCATTAGTGGCGATCCTGCCAATCCTAATAGCATGAAAACTGGGCAAGCGATTATAACCTACATTTTAGAGCTGGCAGCTATTAAGCATTTAGAAGATGCAGCCGGTGGCACATCTCAAAATACAGCTGGTTTAGCAGGCCCGCCCGGAACCGGTACGCCCACTGCTACAGCCCCTACTACAGCCCCTACCACAGCCCCTACCACAGCAACTGCCCAACCAGCGCCAACTGCCTCTGCATATAATCCTGCAGTAGCTCCGCAGAAGCCCGTTACAACAGGTAACCAACAAGCTGACAATGCGGCAAACATATTATATCAACTGCAACTTGCTATGCACAACTTAGCCGGAGCCAACCCATGAAAATTACCGATATAGTTGACTCGACAAAGTTAACACAGTTACAAATCAATATTCTTTTTGAAACAGCATCTAACCGCGCAACGTTATCAAGCACTACTAGTAGTATACCATTTTCACATTTGGGAATATTTGAAAGTGTTTCTATTGATGAAGCACAATATTTCAGTAAATGGGAACGAGATGCGTTACCTCTCTTGCTCGAATTTTTAACATTTGTAGCCGAAGCAGAATTGGAGCCTAACCAAATTTCGCAACTGTTTGGAAAAGCAGTAGATCATGCTAATGCCAGTGGGAAAAATAGAACAGCTGTAGGGAAAGCAGCCGATATTGGTAAAAACGTAGCTGGTAAAGCAGTTGATGTGGCCAAAGTAGGCGGTAAAAAACTTGCTCAAGCAGTTGTTTTACAAAACAAGATAAAAAACAAAATAGGTGAGCTATTACAAAACACAAAAACTGTTAAAAATATAGACGCATTGTATGATAAGGCCGTTGCAAAACTTGAAGCAGCAGTTGGCGGCCCAGACAGCGAGCTCAGCAAACTTACAAAGGAGCTAGGTGCATGGTTAAGAAAACATCCTATGTATGGCGCAGGAATTGTTTCAGTTCTTACACTGTTGGCAACTGTGACCCTAGGTACCGGTGGAGTAACAGTTGCACCTATGCTAGCAGTAGCAGGAGTCAGTAAATCGGCTATAATTGGGTATTTTTTGAGATTTGCAATGGAACTTGTAAAAGGCGAGAAACTCAGCACAGCCGCCGGCAAAGGATTATGGGGTGCAATGGTTGGTGCTATTGCACATATGGGAGTAGACGAACTTCAACACCTAATTGGTGATCCTATGATTAGAAATGTCTATACCACGCAAACAGCAGCTGACCCAGGTGTAGACATTTCAAGCTACCAAACAACAATTAATATTGTTGATGGTCAAGGCAATGTTAAATCAGCTTACCTAAACTTCCTAGGAACCCCTAAAGAAATAGCAGCTATACAAAATATAATTGACAAGTCTCAGCAGTTGGTAAATGACGGAAAACTAGATGATGCTAGCAAACTTTTGCAAAATTTGGCCGATCGTACTCCGTATCCACAAGAGTTAGTTAAACAATTTACTCGTTCTGAAAAAGGCGGTAAAGTGTTGACAAACCTTATGTCTACATTTTTTGGTAAAGAGTTGTCGGATGAAAGCGCTGCATCTAGTGCCATAATGAAAGTTGCAAGTGATTTTGAATCTCATGTGCGAACCCTATCTCAAGGGCTGGCAGCAGCAGCCAACGCAGGTGCAGCAGGATTTGCAGGTACCGAAAGAAAAAATACAGAAGCATTAAACGAAGTAGATTTTAAGGGAGCATGGGATAAAACAAAAGGATTGGCAACGAAACTAGCAACTACCGCATCCGCAAAACTTGGCCAAGTTGCAAGCGAATATACCAACCAAGTTACACAAAAGAAACTACGTGCAGCATGGGAAAACGCAAACAGACCGACTGACAGCGCTGCTATTGCAAAAATACTGGCAGCACAAGGATTTGATAACAACGCAATAACAACCATTTTTAAAGACGCTGGTCTCGAGGATCAAACTCCTGCTATGATGCCACCAGACACCGATACAAGCTTAGTTGACACAATTGTTAGCAACCTTTCAGTTGATTTAGGTAATGAAGGTGCTAACAATATTTTAACCAAAGTAAAAGCACAGGTAGAAGCTTTACTAAAAAGCAATGACCCGGACGCAAAAACAAAAGCAATGGCGTTATTGAAAAAATCTACTGACGAGGTGGCTAAGTTTACACAACCGGCAGCAACACAACCTGCGTCATCTTCTGTTCCTGCTAGCAACCCCGAAGACGCACTTTTAGCCGCTGTAAAAGGTAGAAATGTTGAAAAAATTAAACAACTAATACAACCTAAAAGCCTAACCAACACAGGTCTTCATCAAGTGCAAACAGCTTTAGCAGCTAATAAACGAATATCAAATAACAAGAAAAATGAAATATTAGCGTTGTTACCTAATGCAAAAATAGTAGAAGAATCTGCTTTTGACATGGTAGATAAGATGCTAAAAGAGCACAATGTAAGTTGGTCGGAACTTGGATATGTCTCGGTGATAAAAGAAAATAACAGCAAAAAAGTTATACTTATTGCTGAATATGCATCCGGCGGCAGCACTTCTGCTGGCAGTGTTGCTAGTCTACCAGGCGCAGGTGGACCACTTATGCCTATGATACGTAGAATGCCAGCGGGACAAAGCTTTTTTGGACCGGCAGGAACCTTGCCACCAAAAAAATCAAAGATCACTAAGAAGCAGCGCAAAAAGAGCTAAAAATACAAATTAACATAAATAACTCTGCAAAACAAAGTTTGCACTTAACAAGGAGAACAAACAATGGCCTATAATTCAGGCACTTACAACCGGGTTAACGGCGGCGCTCTTGGGGGTAACTTCCTCACTGGCAGCATGGACTTTTTCACCATTGCTACATTGGTACCATGCTTCCAAACCAACGTCGACACCCCAATTAACCTTCTGTATACACAGCAAGGTTACAGCACTTGGCAGCCAATTACCGTTGTAGACGGAACAGGCACTGCGCAAACATACAGCACCGCAGGTCAATACCAAGATGCGTACACAAAGCAGACCAACCTTAACGTTCTAACTCAGCTTTTTGCCCAGAATGTTAACCCAGTGGCTGTTAGTGTAAACTATGCTACATCTAGCAACCCAAGTGCTGTCAACCTAACTGCTACACAGCTAAACGCTAGCACAAACTTCAGCTACAGCAATAACTTTGGTGCCTATTACAGCAGCTCACAAACTGTTTATTACATCAAATTTATCACTGAGCGCACTGGTTATTGGTATGTAAGTGGATCAACTGTTGACAGCGCAAGCTGGGACAGCAACACAACTGGCTATCAGTTCCTAGATGCATTGAACAGTGCTACAGCAGCTGGCGTACCAGTATTTGACTTACAAAGTGAAGTTCTTGACCTGTCAACAACAACAGGTACAGTAACATCGCTAAGCGGACAGACTGTGAACGTTAACACAAACTCGTTCATTGTTAATCCAGCAACTGTTAATGGTTCTTCTCAGACAATCATTAACACAGTTGCCTATGTTGCAACATTGGCAAACGCTGGGTCACCAAACGTTCCAAATCAGAACGCACTACCAACTCCGTAATATTGCCTTTAACGCACATATTATTCAGGAAAGGCGCAGCAATGCGCCTTTCTTTGTGATATAGTAATAAATATCGAATCATGTTATTAGATCATTTTTTCAAATCAAATATACCAACAGAAATAGCTATCCTTCGCAAGGATGGTAAGCTTATTCATGTTGCGCGTGAACTTATGCAGACTACCGACAACGATCAGTCTGAAAAACCAATGTTTCCAATAAGCAAGGACCGATCATGAAGACATTTTTAGATTACATTGCACAAGTGCGTGGAACAACGGAGGACACTGACATGAAACCTATGAAAATAGTAGCTGAACAAACCAACGAAGATTTAGTTTTATGGAATACAGAAAACGATCGTTGGAGTCGTAAGGCCAAACACCAATTACGCATAAACGAAGTAGATACCGAACAATGCATAACCTGGGAAAAGGGCGACATCGCTGTTTACGAATCTCATGCAGTTGAAGTTACAGTACCAAAAGGACCAAACGGAACCATTGGCATACTATTTGAAGGGCGTACAAAAATGGTGTTAGTATCTAGACTAGAACGTCTTGATGAGGGTGTGTTAGGTGGTATGCAACCGCTTAATCCAATTAACAGAATAATGCAGCTTGCTGGAATCGGCACACCAACCATTGTAGAACCTGTAGTTGAAACTGAAGAAATAGAAGAAGCAGACTCTACAAACATGTTTCAGCAACTATTTAACGCAAACTTAAACGGCGAGTATCGCAACAATCCAGATGCAGCTCGTCTTGCAACTATTGGCCAAATTATGGTAGGGCTCGAAAGTCAAGTCGAACCATTACGCGGCAAGGTTACATCTGATCTTGAAAACAAAATTAATATGGCAGTTGGATTAGGAGCAGCACTAATGACTGCTGCTAAAAGCATGACTCAAGCCAAGTAACGGAGAATACCACTTGAAATTTATTGAAGTGCGAGGTGGCTTTTTACAACCTGTGAGCAATGAAGAAAACGTTATTGTAGAACGAGTTAGAGGGTATGATGGTCCACTTCCTAAAGCAATACTAGATGAACGCGAGCAAGAGCTTGCAAGGAATCTTGTAAAAAGAGGTTTATTGACCAGACTCGTTTACGAAGGTAATCTATGTTTTGTAGTAAACGATCTTGAGGATCTATGGGAGAGCTAATATGGCAGTAACACAGGAAGACCGAGACGCAATGCAGCGGCTTAAAAGCATTATGGAAGGCAACCCTCTACCACCTTCTCGCAATTCAACTCAGATTACAGAAACATACAGTTCTGTTGAGTTAGCAGGGCCAGGACAAGTTACATCTGCAGATGTTACTGCAATGGCATCTGTATTATCTCGACTGAACAATCTAAGTAATCATGTTGTAGACGATATGATAACTGAATCAACCCAGCATAACGATGTTGCAGAAGCATTAACCACTGAACGGTTAACCAACGGTGTTAAAGTCGGACGCTATCAAATTTTAATAAAAGAAGATACAACTCGTATTGCCGGCAAACAGTTTTACAGCATTTATAACAGCCTGACAAATGATACTATAGCCGACGACATAAGTTTGTATGAAACTGCGCTTGCTGTAATAAGACTACTCAACTCAGGTAAGTTTACAAATGACATTGCTGTAAGAAAACTATTTGAAGCTGACACTACATATACAAGCCACAAGGTTGATGCAATTACATACAAACGTCGACTGCTTACAGTTAAAGATGCTTCAAAAAGAGACATTTATGAAAGTCGATTACAAGCAAGTATGGATCGTTGCATGATTGCCAAAAAGTCAATTAAAATGTTGGCCGGAAATGCCCGTTAAAGTAACAGAGTCTGCTATTAAACAGATAAACACGTTATGTGAAACCACTGGCAGTGCAGTACGTTTAGCAATTAACAGCGGCGGCTGCCAGGGTTTTTCAAAATCGTGGGATCTAACAACCGATATAGCAGACGATGACATAATTTTGGAAATGGGTGTGGGTAAATTAGTTGTTGACCCTGTTAGTCTCGATATTATAGATGACGCTGTTATAGATTACAAAAATAATCTCAGCGGATCTTACTTTACTGTAGATATCCCTAGTGCAATTAGCACCTGCGGATGTGGAACTTCATTTTCAATCTAGTTACTCTATAGCTGTTTGACATAAATAACCAAACAGCGGAAGGCCCGCGCGGCCAGGAGATCTAATCACATGTATCTAAATCAGTTTGAATCCACATCCCAGGTAAGACTGCAACAAGTCCTGGCAACTCTGAAGGATGTTCATGGTGTCCATATTAAAATAGATCTTGGCAGCCCAACAGCAGAATTTGCAATTAAAGAATGCCAGTCAGCATGGGAATCAACTAGAAACAAGATTGTTTCCGAAAGCAGCTTTAATTCATATCAACAAAATCCACAATATACAAAGGCAATGTTGATATTGGAAGCTATGAAAATTATGCTCACAGAGATTGGGCCAAAACGTAGACGTAAGTTAAAGATGAACGAATCCACAACGGAAGAATCCATGCAAGGTAAACCAACAATTTCAACCCAGTTAGCAGATATATCAGCTAAAATACCACAGACAACCCACGCTGCAACTGCATTTTCAAATGCACTGTCTAGTATTGCAGATAAGTTATCCAGCAAAGGAACACCATTTGCCTCTGGAGTAAGTGACCTAACTCCAGAAGAAAAGGATATCATGCTGTGGATCAAAGGGCTTACTCGTCCAATCAATGTTACTAACATGATAAATGATGGTATCAAACAATTTGGCCAAAATTTGTTAACAAAAAGAATGGCACATGTTGCTACGCTGCCAACGGTTGATACAGATGAAACACTGTCAATAATGACAGCCAAACCAAGCAAAACCGCTAACCCAGGTATGGACAACGTTCACGAGCAACTAAACGAACGCAATACATTAGAGCCGCAGGTAATTGACACACCGGTCATGCCAGGAAACGCAACATTTAGTCAGGCGCATCATTACGAATATCAAGCTAGCATGGCTAGAAGCGAACTTTACCGAAATGCAAAATATGCAATGAGCATGTTGAAGCAAGTTGATCCTAATGCTGAAATTCAACCATGGATTGCTGCGTGCCTTACAAAATCTGCAAACATGTTAGATAAAGTATACCATTATCTAGACTACTACAAAAAATTTGAACCTGATCAGTTACCAGAAGACATTGACAACGATGTAGAATTAGGAGAGACCAGTGGCAGTATTGCCAGAGAAAACCTAATGCTTATAGTTGAATATAGCACAAAGCTGTTTAATCTTATTCAGCCCGGCGACAAACTCGAAGGGTGGGTAGCAATGAAACTTACCACTGCAAGTGAATGTATCAGTAGCAGCAAGCATTACATGGATTACGTTCAATTTGAACAACATGCACTAGATGATCATTTTACTGAAGCACGCCGTGCCAAAAGAAATGCCATAGCCGAATCGCAGTTGGTAGAAGATGCTGATCCAAATAACGAAGAGCTGGCCAAGGCTACGCTGATAATCAATGCCAAAACTATGGCAGGCAAAGTTCAAGATATGGCCGAAGATACAGCTAAACTTGGAGTAAACGAACTAATGCCGTTAGTTGACAGCATGCGTACACAGTTTGGTGTTGAGGCTGCGTCGGGTTTTAATGATACTGTAAAAGCAGCACTTGACAACTTGCTCAGTGTAACAACTGACACCAAAGAAACTATTGATGCTGCCATAACCACCTTACAAGGTGGAGGCGTACCAGCTGAAAAATCAGATATAGAGCAAGCAGGTTCTCCAGAGTCTCCGCCAGATGATACAGATATAAGTGCAGACATGGCTGCACTAGGTCCAAAAAACACAGAGGAAGAGCCAGTTGCTCCCGAGGCTGCATTAGGCCGGGCTAAAAAGCCAGTATCCGAAGGCAAGATGACCTGCAACGAATGTGGAGTAGGTACATACATGGAAGCATCTAACGGCAAGATGTGTTGCAATGAGTGCGGTGCTACTATGCAAATAATGCAAGAGGCTTGGGGCACAGAAATGCACACTGCTAAGAAAGATATGGGAAAATGGGATGGCTATACCATAGCTGAACTAAAAGCTAAAAAAGCTAAACTTATGAAAAAAGAAGAACGTAGTGCCGCTGAACAAAAAACAGTTAAACAACTGAATTTTGCTATTCGTGCAAAACAAAAAGACTCGTGGGGAAAGATAAAAGACCAGCAAGTATCTGAAACATGGCCAGGATACAAAAAGAACATGGCAAATCAAAAGGCTAAGCCAAGCGATGCTGATAAGAAGTGGGAAGACATAACAAAAATTTACAGCGATGCTCCAGTTGTTGAGAATACTATAGAAGAAGTAGCTCCTCCAGGTAAAACCGCCGAAAAGTTTATACGTGATCAAAAGGCTGATTTTAAAAAACGCTATGGCAAAAACTGGGAAAAAGTCCTTTATGCTACAGCATGGAAAGAATTTGGACCAAAAAAAGAAGGCTATAGCCAGGCTGTTGCAGCATTAAGTGAAGCCAAGCAGGTTTTTAGTGCGCTGTCAGATAGCATGGCTGCACACAAAACTAATTTTAAAAAGATGATTGCAGAAGGCAAAACAACTGATCCGTTGAATGTAGGGTATGGCTTAGAAGGTGAGGCAATTCGTCAACAAATGATTGCTGCACAAAAGAAAATAACCGAGCAAACCAGCGTTGTGCGTCAACTCATGCAAGAAGGTGTAATTGGAATGTTGAAGAGCATAGAAATGCTTAACAAAGCCAAAGATTTGACTACAGTCAAAAATCAAACACCTTATGGCATTATATACGAAACAAAATCTGGACGTAAAGCTAAAAAAATGTTTGAAAATGCTGCAACACGAAGCTATTGGTTAGATCTGCATGGTATCAAAATTTCAAATATTCGTTTAGTCGAACCTGAAACATTTGACGCTGCTATAAACAAAAAGTTAAAGGCTTGATACGTGTTAATTAAAGAAATACTTTTTGAAAGTGCAGTTATACAAGATATCAACAATGATCTTATGGATTTCATTGTTATGTATCGCAACAAAAACAGTCCTTGGGCTCCTATGAGCGGGCCCAACGGCGCGGTTAGATATATGCGCAGCTTAGATCACGACGTTGATGCCGACAACTTGATGAATGTGTTATCAAAACCACCTTTTATCGACGTAGTAGAACGAAGTGGGCCTGAGCATATCAAGCTCAAAACTACCATTCCCGATCCTTTAAGCGACAAAGCTGAGGAAAAGGAACAACAAAAGATTGATAAGACTGCAGAAAAAGCAGCAGACAAAGCAGTGAAATCCGGTGAACTGTCGTTGTAAAAACAATTGTAACCATATTATGAGGACCGAATAAAATGTCTTGCGCGCTTAATAATGCCAATTATCAAACTAGTTTTTACTATAACTATGCATATAACCCATCCCCGCCGCCAAGTCCGGTATTTTATAATGCAATAGACGCCAGAAGTTCGCTGCCTGGAGAGGAAGCAATTAATAAGGAGACCAATGCTCTTCAACAAGCTGTGTTTGCTGCAATAGGGCAAGGGGTGTATCAGACTCAAGTGTCAAACGGCACACTTATGACTTATAGCACTCCGTTTACGCCACTTACCTGGACTGTTTCGGGTAATATGCTGACTATTACTAACCATCCTTTTAACACAGGAGATATTGTCACAGTTAGCAGCACAGTCAGTTTGCCGTCTCCACTAGCTCAGGCAACATACTACTATGTTATCTACGTAGACACAAATACCATTATGCTAGCATCCAGCTATGCTAATGCAATTCAACCAAGACCAATTGCAATTACATTAACTACTGTCGGCTCGGGAACATTTTACGTTTACGCATACTATCCTAGTCAAGATTACTATGGTGCATGGCAAGGAACAAATATGAGTAATCCGTTGTTGTCGCCTCCGTACAATACCCAAATGAACGCTGTAATTAACTATTTTGCATCAATGGGTTATATTGTCAATCGTATAGTCAACACCAGTACTGGCAATACTTTCACTTGGGTTCTACAATGGTGAAATATATTATATGAGAAGCATGTACAGCCCTGACACCCTGCTGCTGGCTAGCAAAAAACCTAGAATAAAAGAACTTGTTGCAAAATCGGTATATATGACCGAAGATGAGATTAAACTATTAAACGAAAAGCCCGACGTAATTCGCGGGCTACTTTTGATCAATCAGTTTGGTGCTGAGCAAAAGAAAGCTACCATAGCTGAAAAAATAGCAGATAAAATGGAAGCTGTTAGCAAGACAACTAACAGCGGGCTAGACGTGCCTTGTAAAATTTATACAATTTCAACAGACGATTTTTGGATTCCGGTAGGCAGCACTGAGCTAAACGCCAGGTGCGGCTGGTACTGGGCGCACCTGTACAACAACAAAATTTTAATAAGCAATAATCTGTTAAAAGTAACAGGAGACATTGACAAAAAAATGATTGCGTGCAGCGTGTATGTTACAGATGGTACTGTTGCAGATTTGCACAAATTAGAACATGACCGGCTTAACAACCTAGGGAAAACAATATAGTTATTCGACAGGTACACCAACAATACTAGAAACATGATACTATCAAACAAATTCCAGTATACTCCACTTGTTAGAGAAGACGGTGGTCAAGACGGTCGCAAGTATGTAGACCCACATGGAAGCAAACTGCCGTCGGTTACAACTATTTTAGATAAAACAAAATCAGAAGAGTCTAAAAAAGCACTCGATGCGTGGCGACGCAGCATAGGTGAAAAAAAGGCAGACGAAATTACCAAGGAAGCTGCATTTCGAGGCACACTTATGCATTCGTTTTTAGAAAGATACCTAAAGGGCGAAAATCCTAAGCCTGGTACAAATTTTTATCACAAGCAGAGTTCTAAAATGGCAGAAGTCATATTGGAAAACTATCTTAGGCCGTGTCTAGACGAAGTGTGGGGTCTAGAAGTTAATCTTTACTATCCAGAGTTGTATGCAGGAACTACCGACGTGCTTGGTGTGTATAAAGGTGTGCCCAGCATTGTTGATTTTAAACAAACTAATCGGCCTAAAACAGATGACCGAGTAGTTGACTATAAAACACAGTTAGTAGCCTATGCCGCAGCGCACAATGCAATATACGGAACAGATATTAAACAGGGGGTAATTCTAATGTGTTCAAAAGACTATGCTCCTCAACATTGGGTGTTACACGGTGCCGAGTTTGAAGAATTTACTGCTCGTTGGTGGCAGCGAGTGGCGCAGTATTACAATTTATTATGATCTAACCAATCTTCAAACGTATCTAATGTTTCGTTAACATCGTTTATAGATACTGGCTTGTTTGCAATATATGACGCCCGGCCGACTATCGACTTTGGTACGTCATCTAATTTTTGTCACCTTTGTTTGACAACTTTAATTTCCGTATAACAGCGTATAGATGTTGCACAGATTCTGCCAACTGTCTAGAATCAAATACAGCACAAAACACAGGACCGTGAAGATCCTCTGTTAATTGCTACATGGGCACATAGTATTGAATGAGACGGTTTAACTGTATAGCAGCATGTACTCAATAATTGCTGGATTACAATATTAAAAGTCTGTTAAATCAACTAGATATTAACAGTATCGAGCAATTCCTGCTTCGTTGGTACGTAATTGTTTTGTGACCATAATAATTTAAGAGCACTTAGAATTTTACCAACTTCTGGACCCTGAGCTACTCCTAGAGCAATAATATCATTGCCAGACACAGGAAACGTTGGGACCTCCCATTCTGCTAATACAGCTCTATCAAACGCATCCATCTCTCTAAGCGCAGCAAGTTCCATTGCCCATTCTCTACTAATACCCGAAACTGCCATCCAGTTGTATGGAGAGATGTTAGACCATTCTTCAAGAGCTAACCATCTTGCCAAGTCCTGATCGTCTCGGCTGGCTTTCCAATTTTCAAGTACTCTGTATGCTTGGTCGTGGAACAAGCTTACCATGAGAGTGACAGGATTCCTGGTAATGGCATGTGTTTTTTGCGATACTAGAATGTCGCCATGCATGTCGCCTAGGTTTATATGTGGATAAATTCCAAGAGATTTCATTTCAATCACAATGTAGGGACCGTCATTGCCGGACAAAATCCTGCTAATCTCGCTCCATACACGTTCGCGACTAATGGATGCAAGACCTGATGCGTGTTTTTCAACAGCACGCCTTGCAGAATAAATCATGCTTATACCAAAACGCCCCCTGAAGCGAAACCACCTCAATATACGAAGATAATCTTCCTGGATGCGTTGCTCGGCATTGCCTACGAATACAACAAGGCCATTGTGCAGGTCGTTGAGACCATTAAAGTAGTCAATTAGCTTGCCATTAAATGTCAAGCTCATAGCATTGATAGTAAAGTCTCTCCTCTCTGAATCTGTGTACCAATCGCGGGTATACGCCACAGTGGCATGTCGTCCATCAGTTTTCTCATCTCGACGCAAGCTGGTAATTTCATAAGTTATGTTATTCAACACAACAGAAACAGTGCCGTGTTGCAATCCTGTTGTAATATAACGAATATTCGCAGCTTGATAAATTTCAATTTGTTCTGTCGGATTGGCATCTGTGCAGAGATCGATGTCATTGGGTGTGTGTCCTACAAGAAAATCTCTAACACACCCACCTACGAACCGGATATCAAATCCTTTATCCACAAACAATGTATGTAGACCGACCAGTTCTGCATTAGTCAGATTGCTTATATCTACGGTATGTGTTGCGGGTTCACATGGCATAGTTGTTTTATAACAAGTTTAACATTCAAGTCAAGTATAAAGATTTTGCAGGTAAATATTCTACATATCGGAGCGTAAATCAACATGGCCATCCAAACAATTGCAAGACTACAAAACCGTAGAGGTTTATATGCTGATTTACCAGCTTCTCTAGCAGAAGGCGAGTTTGGTTGGTGCCTTGATACGCGGCAGTTGTTTATAGGCAATTCTAATGGGTATGGAGCAAACACCGAGGTGTTAACTGCCTACAGCCAAAACGACGAATTGATAACTACAATTTATAGTGCTAATGGCATAAATCTTTCATCTGCTATCTCGCGCACGCTGCATGCAAAATTAGACGATATTGTTAGCATTAAAGACTTTGGTGCAACAGGCGACGGCATAACAGACGACGCCCCTGCGATTAATGCTGCCATTTCAGAACTTCTTAAAGGATACCCTGCTTCCAACAACACTGCGGTTTCGATCTTTTTTCCAGCAGGTACTTATCTAATAAACAGTACACTGTTGCTGTATCCGTATTTGAGCATAATAGGTGACGGCAACAACGGAACAACAATTCTTGCTGCGGCAGATACATCTATGCAATATATGCTAGAAACGGTAGACAGCCTCGGACAAACTGGAGCCAATATCGGTTTAAATGGCGCAGTTCTTCCGACCAAGATACACATACGTGACATCAGTATCAGTACAAATTCACAACAAATTAGCGCGGTGCACTCAACCAGATACTCGCACATTAGATACGAGAGAGTAAATGCAATAGGTGGATGGGTAGCCGGCAATTCTGCCGGAACAGATTCTGCGTTTACCTGCAGCAGCATAGGCAATGCAGTATTCACTCATGATTTGCAGCTTGTAGATTGTGATATACAAGGGTTTACCAATGCCGTTTTAATGAATGACCCTGTTGCATACACAACCCTAAGTCGTTGTACGCTACATCAACTGTATAGAGGCATTGTAGCTGGCTTAACACCTGTACACAACGGACCTGAGTACACAACTGTTACACAAACAAAATTTTATAGCATTAGCAATTACGGAATTTATGTAGGCGATGCCAGCAGTAATCCGGGCGTTACAAGCATTGGCAACACATTTAAAAGCGTAGGAACACCGACATCCGTTAAAAGCATTTATTGGGGCACAGCATCTGTACTCAATGGCAGTATGGGCGACGTATTTTCTACTGCACCAGGCGTGATAGATAGTGGAACAACAAATATAATTGTTGACGCGCAGCAAACTAATTTAACGGGTGTATCGGGTACAAGTGGATATTCAGGTTACAGTGGAGTGTTCAATTCCTCCAGTAATGCCAGTTCTGCAACTGTTATTACTACAGGTACCGCTGTGGCCAGAACCCTGGCCAACAGATTTGCCGATGTTGTAAATGTTAAAGATTACGGAGCTGTTGGAGACGGCACCACTGACGATACTGCGGCATTTGTTGCAGCAGCAGCTACCGGGTCGCTAGTTTATGCGCCACAGACTATATATCTTGTAACAAGTTCCGCATTAAGTTACGGAACACAGCTATATGGACCTGGCAGTTTTAGCTATGCCGGTGGCCTAATACCTATAGGCGATGTAAGTGCATCATGCACACTACATGTACCTGCACAGTTTTCTGATATAAAAGTAGCTCTTAATTACCTAAATGACAGAGTGATTAACAACGGTGCTGTTGTTACAATACAAGTAGCAGATGGAACATATACATATGGTAGCTCGGGATCGCCTGTTCCAATTGAAATAACACATCCTCAAGGTGCGCAAATACAAATTATTGGCAACACAACCACGCCGGCAAACGTGGTTCTTCAGTTTTATCAGGCCAACTATAGCCCAGCATTCTTGATTAAAAACGACAAAAGTCTTGGATTGCTAGATGGCTTTACAATAAACGCACTAGATGGATGGACAGGGACTTATACCTGGAATGCTGGAATAAATCCATATGGTTTTGGAATCTGGGCCTACGCAGGTGGCAATATTGTTGTAGGGGCTAACATTTATATCAATAAATTTTATTACGGTATGCGCGCAGAACTTGGTGGTCATATCTATTGCCAAAATAACGGATCAACTGGACCATATGTTGCAGATGCAGGCGACGTAGGTTTCCACGCATTTAACGGCGGTGCAATTGAAGCAAGATACGCTCATGCTGCCTATTGTGGAGATAGTTCACAAAATCTTGGATATGGATTTTTGGCAGAAATGGGCAGCATAGTTGCCAACAATGGATTTGCCATTTACAACTATATAGCGGGGTTTGCAGCCGAGACTAACGGCAGTATGTGGGCCATGAACACAAATGGTTCTCACAACTTGCAATATGGCTATTTGGCATTAAATGGCGGTTCTGTAGATGCCACATCCTCCACCGGGTCGTATAATGGCACAACCGCAGAGACTGCAAATTATGCGTCAACAAACAAAGGATATCTTAACTGCTACTTGGCAGAAAGTGACCATTCAACCGGATCTGGTTATTTGGCCAAAGGCAGCGCTGTACTAAACGCAAATGGTGCTGTATCAACCAATAACACAACCTATAGTTACGACTCTGTCCAGTTGTCGTTGATCATCGGTACCGTAGGTTCGCATACAGGCAACGGTATAGATACTCCTACAGCCGATGCAACATCGTTGGTAAACGTAACATGACACCTTTTTTACATCTATAAATTGTTGTCAATGCTGTCAAAAACTGTAGATCCTGGTCTAAAGTCGTTTAGAATCCAACCACTAACAATTAATTGATTCACTCATAAAAATAGTGCATTAAGTTATTACTATACAATAGGTGACATATGGAAGATTTTCTGGAACATATTAAGTTTATGAATGATAATTCTAAATCTTTTATGAGTTGTTGGAAAGAATTACGCAAAAATTTAACAGATGGTTTGTCGGATAAACAACATTTGGAATTAGTTACACAGTTTTGGAGTAATGCTCCAATATCAGTGAGAACATTTGACTGGGATGAGCCGAAATCTTGGCCTGATCCTTGGACTTTTATACACAATAACATATTTGACGAAAGTGCCGTTGCAGTAGGAATGTTTTATACGTTGCTGTTGTCACAAGATGCTAGATGGATCGGCAATAGACTACAACTTATTCTTGTAAGCGATCAAATTCGCGCAATACAGAGAATTATTTTGAGTGTTGATAACAGATGGTTATTAAATTTAGAGTATCAAAAAGTAATTGATAATCAAACAGTTGCAAAAACATACAACATACAGCAGATATATGATTACCAAGACAACCATCATTTCCTATTAAAATCTAGGACTATTGCATCGGTCGGTAATATAATAAAAAAATAACGATGCGACTTTATGACGCGTAAATACTCAGCTCTCGAGCTTAGCTGCTCATAACAGTTATCAAAATATTTGAAAGAGGACAAAACATGGCCGCCCAAAGACAGGGAGAAATTTACGTCACCAAGCGCGACGGACACCGAGAGTTACTTAACATTGGTAAATGGCAAGCACAAATTGCCAAAGTTTGCAAAAACATAGCAGACGTTAG